TCGTGTCATCGCCCGCCGTCATGGCGGGGTACCGGGCGAAGTAGAACAGAGTCAGATCGATCCCGTCCGAGCTCGCCGCCGGGGCGAGATACACGTCATCGTCCACGATGGCGAACTGGCGCGGGTAGCCATTCCCGGACCAGTAAGGCCCATCCATCATGACGTCGAGCGACACGAGGGTCATCGCTCGGTTCGTGTCTCGGGCGAGCACCAGCGATCGCGCCTGGATGAAGTCGTCCGGTAGGGCCACGGTGCGACCGGTGGCCGTCAGCGTGGTCGACGCCTCCTGGGAGGAGTGGACGATCTCCCGCGCGATGCGGGCCTCGACGTTCCGGATGATGGTGTTCATCGCGGCGTCGAAGTCCGTGTCGCCGGTCCGGCGGAGCCAGGTCTTCAGGTCCGAGATGAGGGTGGCGCGGTCGGTCACACGATCACCTTTTTCACGGTGGGATCATTGCACGTGCCCTGCTTCATGGTCACGGTCTGACTGCGCGGCTTGGTGTTCTTCTTGTCCGTCGTGATCCCCGTGGCGCGCCCGTCGACGCGAGAGAACGCCAGCCGGCGCGCCTGCTTCTCGAAGCCCGTCCTCCCGGAGGGGGACACGACGAACTTGTTGAAGTTGGGCGTGGAGGCCTTCAGGAGGCAGTATTCGTTGAGTTTCATCCCCGTACCCTGAAGACCCCCCTTCATCCGCCACTCGTGCCCCCAGGCGCCCACCTGGGCCATGGGGATCCGGGCCAGGTACCGGACGTTGTCCGACCCCATGCCGCCCGGGCGGGAGCGGTCGTTCGAGATGATCGAGTTCACGTCGAGGATGGCCTTGACCTCCTCGGCGCTCTGGTGGGCGTACCGCGTGGGACGCCCGTTCACCATCTTGACGCCGCGCTGGACCATGGGTCACTCCCTCGTCCGGGTGCGCTTGACCGTGCCGTCCTCGCTCTTCTCGGTCTTGGCCTTGTGAACCGTGCTGCCGCTCTCGGCGACTTCCTGCCGCCCCTCGTCCCGGCTGGGGGTCTGCGGCTTGCGGTGGTTGGCGAGCTGCTGGTTGATCGCGTTCACCAGCGCGGACTCGCGCGCCTCGACGCCCGCCATCAGTCCGGCCTCGGACTCCTTCTTCGCCGCCCGCTTCTCCGGGCGGGTACACCGAGCGTCGTTCTTGCCGGGGTACACGGCGGGGCGGGTGGCCTCGGTGCCGGGCTGGCACATCGAGACGCTGCCGTACGGCTGCCCCTGCATGTTCCGGAGAAGGGCCTTGGTGAGATCCCACTCCGCGTCGAGGCAGACGCGCTCGCCGGGGCGAAGCTTCCGGGCGCCGGGAACGCGCGGGTTGCAGAGCGCCACCCCACCGTTCGCGTGGTCGCCATCCCGGAGGGGGGTGATCTCGACCACGACCGGATTCGCCATGTTCTCCGGCATCTGGGCCTCGCGCCACTTCTCGGCCTCTACCTCGAACTTCCGGGAGTTCTGGGCGAAGATGGCGAGCTTGGCCTGCTTGGCCTCGTCGGCGCTGAGGGTGGGAACGAGCTTTTGAAGCTGCTCGACGGAGTAATCCTGGTAGTTGTCCATGCGGGGTAGAGAATCGCCGAATTGACAGTCCGAAGTCAAGAAGGTGGGAGGGGGTGGCCGAGACCAGGATGGCCACCCCCTCCCGTTCCCCCAACGGGGATCAGGTGGTCATGGTGCCGGTGGCGTCACGGTCGGCCAGGTTCGCGGACCCGGACTCGTCCCTCGAGATGAGGCAGAAGTCGTGGATCAGCGCGTAGCGCTCGTGATCGCCATCCTTGCCCATGTGCTGGACCTCGTAGCCGCGGAAGGTGCCAATCTCCCACAGGCTGGTGTCGAGGATGAGCACGTCGGTGGACCGCTGGAACCGGTTCGGAACGATGGCCAGCACCCCGAAGTCGGACACGTAGTAGTCCACCGCGCCAGCGACCTGGAGGCCCGAGGAGGGGTTGGACTTGTGGTCCTGGTACTGGGTGGCGATCCGGGCGTTGGACGAGAAGAAGAACAGGCTCATCTGCTGCTTCTGGTCCGGCACGACGGAGACCATGTCCGGGTTGCCACCGGCGTCGTAGCAGTCCGCCAGGAGGGCCAGGAACCGGGACTCATCCATCGGATCGGTGGAGGAGTCATCGGTGCCCACGACGGGCTCGCCGTTCGAGAGCGTCGGATCCGCGCCGGAGTTGGGCGAACCGCCGGTCTCGTTGTCCCGGTTGGTCCGGATCCAGGTCGGAATGCCCGCGGTCAGCGGCGCCGTCCCGGAGTCGGCGTCGACCGGGGAGCGGAAGGACGTGATGGCCTTCTCACAGTCCCGCTTGAGGTCGTCGCTCCGGAGGGCGAGCTGGTGCGCGATCTCCGAGTCCACGCCGGCCTTGTTGGCCTTCTCGACGCGGCCCGAGATCTTGAAGGCGCGAGCCTGGATCTGGCAGACGGCCTTCAGCCGAGAGCGCGTGGTAACGGCGTCGGTCAGGTCCGAGAAGTCGAACCCGTCCTCGACGCCACCGTCGGTCGGCGTGTTGAGGCCGTCGAGGGTCCACTCGTAGAACGAGGGGTTATCGACGTCGACCTGGCCGATGTTCGCCTGGATCGGCGTCTCGGTCGGATCGATGTTGGTGATGATGTCGGACAGGTCCTCGCGGACGGAGTCCGAAACTTCGTTGCTGTAGAGGGCGGTCAGATCGACGGCCATGGGTTCATCTCCGCTTCTTGCCGGCCTGGAAAACTTCCTGGATCGCGGCGGACATGGCGCGGGTGCGGTTCACCCTCCCCTTCGCCCCGTTCACGGCATCCTTCGCCTTGGCGACCTTCCCCTTGTCGTACCTCCCGGACTTCGGGTCTCGCGGCTGGTTCGGGCGAGAGGAGTTGGCCTTCTTGGCCACCTGACGGGCGGCCTTCTGGTCCTTCTCTCGCGACGCGCGAAGCTGCTCGAGCTCCTCGCGCATGTCGGCGAACTCGGACGCGAACTGAATGATGCGGTAGTCCATGACCTCCGCGATCTTCTCCCGCGGCACGCCGCGCTCCTCGAAGACCTTGACGATCTTGTCTTTCCGCTCATTCGTGTCGAAGTCCGGGATGGCCTCTCGGAGCATGGTCTGACCATGTCGAAGCTGCTGCTCCCGGAGTTGCTGGAGGTGCTGCTGCTCCTGCGCCAGAAGTTGCTGGTGTTGCTGCTGGATACCCCCCGCCAGTTGCTTGGCGACGTCCTCGAAGTAGAAGAACGACTGCGGGTCCGATTGCCTGAGACCCTGGATGTCCGCGCTGTTGAACCAGGACCCGACCGCCTGCATGGCGGCCTGGTGCTGGGCCTTGGCGTGGTCCACGGCCTGCTTGAGCTCTCGGACCTGCTCTGTCTTCTCGGCTTCGAAACGCTGCCTCGCGGCGGCGAGCTCCTGCGACTTCTGGGTGTTCCGCTTCGCGAACTGGTAGCTCTCGATGGCCTCCTTCAGAGGGACCTCGTCCTCTTGCCCCTCCACCTTGATCTTCGTCCTCAACGACAGGAGGTCGTCGAGGTCGATCCCGGCAGCTTCGGCAAGCTCTTCGAGGCGTTCGAAGGCTTCGTGTCCATCGGAGTCCGGCTCACTGTCGCCGGGCCCGTCGTCGGTACGGACCTCTTCCGTCTCTTCGTGCCCCTCCGGCTCGGGCTGCCGGGCCTCGGAGTGCTCCTCTTCGGGGGCCTGCTCCTCGGGCTGGGCGGTCGAGTCCTCTCGGAGCTGAGACATCAGCCCCGTCAGCTTCTGAGCCCTCTCCGACCGGCTCAGTCTCGACGCGTTGGCTCGGACCTCTGCACGCGACTTCGCGTTGGACCCGGGGTCGGGTCTCGCGTTCTGAACGTCGCTGGGCTTCAGGTCCATGGCACTGGAATCGCTCATCTGGTCTCCTACTGGGGTTTCGCCTTTTCGGCCTTCCGCTCTTCTTCGCGAAGGCGGCGGGCGAGGCGTTTCTGCACGTCATCGATGGCGCGCAGAGTTCTCACCTGGTCCACGGCGCTCTCGGTATCCGGGGAGCGGTCCCGTCGGAGTAGCTCTTCCACGGCCGCTTCGCGGCTCTCCCTGAAGAACTCCGCCAGATCCGTGTCCTCGTTGAGGCGCCGGAGGGCCTTGTGAGTCAGCGCCATGGGCTACTTCTTCGGCCCGTACTGGCGCTTCGGGGGGCACTTCATGGAACTGGGGTTCCGGTACTTGTGACCCTTGTTATGGGTGTCCTTCGGCTGCTTGACGCCGTTACCCTTCTTCACTCCTCATCCTCCTCTCCTTCCGACTGGTCGGAAGGTTCTTGGCGCAGATTTTGCGTCTCCGCCCGCACTTTGTCAATCTCCGCTAGGAGTTTCGCCTGAGTCACCTGGAGGTTGGCCACCTCGGCGCGCAGCTTCTTGGCCTCCTCGAGTTTGATCTCCGGGACCATGATGGCCTGAACCTGCGCTTCCGCGCGCTTGAGGGCGGCGTCCGCTTCGATGCGGGCGCGGTCGGTCTCGACCTTCTTCCCCTCGATGGTGGTCTTCATCTTGGCCTGCTCGGACTGGGAGGCGATCTCCATCCGCTTCGTCTTCTCCTGCTCCTGCCAGGCCGCGGCTTGGGCCTTCACGCTCTCGAGCTGCGGGTCCGGGGGCGGCTTCGGCGGCTCCCATCCGCGCTGCTCGGGATCGACGAAATACTGGCTGTAAAAGCCAACGCCCGCGTTCTCGATCATCTGCTCGAGCGTGTGCTTGATGTGCTTCGGCTCGGCCAGGTTCTGCTGGAGCCCCTCCTTCTGGAGTTGGAGGAGCTGCATCAGGGCCATGACGGTCTGCTCCTTGGAGTTGAACCCGAGGCCCACGGTGACCTTCATCTCGGTCCGCTCGGCCCAGTCGGCGGGGTTCACGGGGACCCACTGCCCGCGGATCTGGAGAACCTTCTCCTTCTCCTGGTACATCCGGAGGAGTTGGTGGAGCTTGACCCCCACCTTCTTGACGCAGGTCTCCGCGAGGATGCGGGCCAGGGACATCAGCCGGTCGGACTGGGAGTCCATCGACGCCAGCATGCCGTGGGCGGTGGCATCCCGGAGGACATCCGGGTTGAGGGCGTTGTCCGGCGCCATCCCGGTCCGCCGCTTGACCATGTCGTCGGCGTACTGGATGGAGGCCATGAGCTCCTCCATGATGGAGAAGTTCGGCTCCGGCAGGATGGCCTGGCTCGGGCTCCCGCGGAGACGCACGACGCCCGACAGGTTGTCGAGCATCTGGTCCATGGTCTCGGCCGTCTCGGCGTTTTCGTCGACGTAGGTCCGCCGGCTCTCGTTCCGGTACGCGTCATCGAGAAGCATCCGGACGAGCTTCGTCTTGAGCTCCTGGAGGCTCTCGAGCGCTTCGGCCGGGGACATGCCCACGTGCTTGAACGGCATCGGGATGCCAGAAGTAGCGATGAAGGGCTGGTACGAGACCCGCTCCTTCTCGAGGATGGTGTTCCCGACCTTCACGATCCGCCACGAGTCCGCGATGCCGGTCCCGTCGATGTCCATCTTTACGTAGCACTCGTGGACGGTGTAGCGGCGAGTGGAATAGTCGGTCGTGTTGGCGAGGTCCGGGTACTCGTCCTCGCGATAGTGGCGGTTTGAAACCTCGCTGTTCCCGCGGCTCGTGCGCAGGGGGTTCGAGGAGGTAACCGAGCCCGCCGCTTCCTCGAGGAGATCCTCGTCATACCCTCGCTTCAGGAG